GAACACATTTTGAAACAAGTTATAGAGATCATGGAACAACCCATTACTTGGGCACCCGGATTGGTGCTCAAAGCAGATGGGTTTGTTTGTCGGTACTACAAGAAAGATTAGATGGTGCTCACCCATCTCACCGGCGAAATAAAGAATCTGGAGGGACCGCGATGACCCTAAAGCACGATAAACAAATAACAATAAGTGCCGCAGGCAGTCGCAGGGCTGTTTTATGGCCCGCACAAACACTGCTATGGTCAGAATTTATTGAACGCTGCCGAACCCCGGTACGGGGCGAGGAAACGCTGAAAGAATACCTTAGATTACCTAAATCAAAACAAGACGATCTTAAAGATGTAGGTGGTTTTGTTGGTGGCGCTTTAAAAAACAACCGCAGAAAAGCAAACGCCGTTGCTGGGAGAGACATAATAACATTAGACCTAGACAATATACCGCCCAAGGGTACACAAGATGTACTTAACCGCATTAGTGCTTTGGGCTGCGGATATTGTGTCTATAGCACGCGTAAACATGAAGAGAACGCCCCTAGGCTGCGCGTGCTTGTACCGCTTGATCGGACATGCTCAACAGATGAATATGAGCCGATAACGCGTAAACTAGCCGAAATGGTTAATCTCAAATGGTGCGACCCAAGTACCTTCGAAGCGTCTAGACTCATGTATTGGCCAAGTTGCTGCAAGGATAGCGACTACGTTTTCACATATGGGGACAAACCGTTTCTATCGGTTGACGGCATGCTTGCGCTCTACAACGACTGGCGAAACGTAGCCGAATGGCCCCAAGTACCAGGAGCGCAAGAAACGCATAGGCACCTAGCTGACAAACAGGGCGACCCTAGAGAGAAGCCAGGTGTCATAGGTGCGTTCTGCAGGGTGTATGACATTTACAAAGCCATGGAAACGTTCTTGCCCGGTGTGTATGAACCGTGCGAAGGACACGAGAATCGATACACCTACACTAAAGGCAGCACCACAGGTGGGGCCGTGGTATACGACGATGGGCTGTTTCTATTTAGCCATCATGCCACAGACCCCTGTGGCGGGCGGCTCGCTAATGCGTTCGATCTTGTTCGACTGCATAAATTCAGCAACTTGGATGATGCGGCCAAACCCAACACACCTATAAACCGTATGCCATCCTATATGGCTATGAGTGAACTTGCTATAGCCGATGAGGCTGTATCTACGGCACTTAATCAATCTAGATACGAACAAGCCGTAGCAGAGTTTCAAGTGGCCGTATCAATGGGGCCAGAAGCGCAACCAGCGGCACAAGACTTCAGTTGGGTGAACAAGTTTGAACTTAATCCAATGACAGGTAAGCCTGCTAAGACCCTTCGCAATATTCAGGTTGTGCTCGAGCACGACCCTTTGCTCAAAAATCGTATCTACTTTGACTCCTTCGCCGAAAGTCTAATTGGTGAGGCTCCGCTGCCTTGGGGCGCACGCCAGAAGAGCAGCGGACTCTTTAAGTGGGTAGATGAAGATGACGCAGGGCTAGAAGTGTATCTCAGTCAACTGCTAGGAGCCTGCTCCACCAAAATGATAGAAACGGCGTTAAAGGACTTTGCAGCAGCACGCAAGCGAAACCCAGTAGCGGAATATCTATTAAGCCTAAAATGGGACGGTACACCAAGATTAGACACGCTGTTCATCGAATATTTAGGAGCGGAAGACTGCTCTTTTGTGAGAACCGTAACAAGAAAAGCTTTTGTAGCAGCGGTAGCCAGAGCCTTGTCTGAAGAAAAAGTGAAATTTGACTACATGCTTGTTGTGTGTGGCCCTCAACGTATCGGCAAGAGCACTATGCTAGACAAACTTGGCAAGGACTGGTTTTGTGACAGTATAAAAACCTTTGAAGGTAAAGAAGCAGAAGAAATCATCCAAGGCAAATGGATTATCGAAATTGCCGAACTGCAAGCTCTCAATAAGACTGACGTAAACAGAGTCAAGCAGTTCCTCTCGAAGAGTGATGACCAGTACAGGCCAGCCTACGGCAAGCGTGTCAAGCAGCAAATACGAAGATGCGTATTCTTCGGGACAACAAATGACCATGAATACCTTCGAGACCCCACCGGTAATAGGCGTTTTTGGCCTGTGAATGCCCGAATACAAGAGCCCGTCAAAGATGTTTTTACAGACCTGGATATTGAAGTGGATCAGATATGGGCTGAAGCCGTTATCCGATGGCGTCTCGGAGAGCCACTATTCCTGTCGGCAGAAATGGAAGATGAAGCAGACCGGAGACGGGAAGAACACTTGGAAAGAGATCCACTGCAGGGAATGATTGAGGCATTCTTGGAACGTCCCATACCACAAGACTGGCAGAAATGGGGCGTGGACCGACGCATGATGTTCTGGAGCGGTGGCATAAAAGATGCTTCAAACCTGATACCAAGAGATAGGGTATGCGCCGCTGAAATCTGGCGTGAATGCTTCCTGGAACATAAAACACTTCCAAAATACGAGGCACACAGAATCAACAACGTATTGCGATCTTTACCGGGCTGGGAACCGGCGGGCATACAAAGGTTTGGGGCGTACTACGGGCGCCAGAGAGGTTTTAGACGCAGCCTAAATATTGCAGTAGATAACGTCTCCAAACCGTCAACAAAAGAGGAAAAAGTGTCAACAATCTTAGCGGGCTGTCAACAATCGCCAAAAACTGGATGTCAACAAAGTCAACAAGCTAAAACGCACTTGGTTGACGTTACTGACAAAGATAAAAATGCCGTCTAGCAGGAGGTTTATATATACATGTCAACAATGTCAACAATGTCAACAATATATCAGCATTTATACAAGATTAGGGGTATCAGGCATTATATATTATCCCCTAATCTCTCTAAACCCCCTAATAAAATAATGCCATATACGCGTATAGAGATCGTTGACATTTGGAACAGGTGCGTCGGGAGGAAAGCATAATGATAGAAAAATCAATCGAAGCTTATCTGCGTGACAGAGTCAGAGACTTGGGTGGCCGGGCGTATAAATTCGTGTCCCCGGGTAACGCAGGTGTGCCCGACAGGTTAATTCTTTTACCCGGGGCGCGGATTTTATTTGTCGAACTTAAAGCCCAGGGTAGAAAATCCACACCGATTCAGACTGTCCAACAATCGCGAATCGCGAGTCTTGGATTCGATGTGCGCGTTATCGACAGCTTCGCGCAAGTCGATGCGCTGCTTTGGGAGGTGCGCGGGCAGTGAATTTTAAACCTTACGCCTTCCAACAATACTGCATTGACCGCGTAATTAAAGACGATGCCGTAGGTCTATATCTTGACATGGGATTGGGAAAAACTGTAATTACTCTCACGGCAATTAACGATCTGAGGCTGAATCGTTTTTTGATACACAAATGTTTGGTTATTGCGCCGAAGCGCGTAGCTGAAACTACTTGGAGTCGCGAAGCTAAAAAGTGGGACCATCTTCGGCATCTAAGAATATCGGCCGTGCTTGGCAGCAAGAAGCAAAGGCTTGAAGCGCTTAAAAACGCGGCCGACATTTACGTGATAAATCGGGAAAACGTAACTTGGCTGGTCGAGCATTACAAAACCGATTGGCCGTTTGACATGGTCGTGATTGATGAATCATCAAGTTTTAAGAACCATAAGGCCAAACGGTTTAAGGCGCTTTGCTGGGTGCGCCCGCACATTAAGCGGATCGTCGAGCTTACGGGTACGCCTGCGCCAAACGGCCTTTTGGACCTTTGGGCACAGCTTTACCTTTTGGATCAAGGCGAAAGACTTGGCAAGCGCATTACCCATTACCGCGAGCGTTATTTTGAGCCTGACCAAAGAAGCAGGGACGTTATTTTTAGCTACCGGCCTAAGCCAGGCGCGGATGAAGCAATCAGAAAAAAGATAGCCGATATTTGCGTAAGCATGAAAGCAGAAGATTATTTGGACTTGCCTGACGTCACCGAAGTGATAGTGCCGGTGGAGCTGGACAGCAAGGCAAAAGCACTCTACACCAAGATGGAAAAGGAAATGCTGCTTGATTTTGACGAAACGATTATCGACGCCGGAAGCGCCGCGGTCCTTACAAATAAACTTCTGCAGCTTTGCAATGGCGCTGTTTATGACGAGCAAAGAAAAGTAACCGAGGTTCACCAGTGCAAAATTGAAGCATTTTTGGAACTGGTGGAAGGCTTGAATGGGCAACCGGCGCTGGTTTTTTATTCTTATAAGCATGATTTGGACCGGCTTCAACGGGCCCTATCCGGTACCGGCCTCAGAGTTCGTCTGCTTAAGGGGCCGGAAGATGAGGATGCCTGGAACAATAAACAAATAGACATCCTTTTGGCCCATCCCGCTTCATGTGCCTTCGGGTTAAATCTTCAGGAAGGAGGCAATCAAGTTATTTGGTTTGGATTGCCGTGGAGCCTTGAGCTGTACCAACAGGCCAATAAAAGGCTTCATCGGCAAGGCCAGAAGGAAAAAGTCATTATCCATCACCTTGTAGTTGAAGGTGGCATGGATGAGGACGTGATGGAGACTCTTGAGGATAAATGTGACACTCAAGAACAGTTGCTGGAGGCGATAAAGGTGCGAATACAAGAAATGCGGAGGAAAGTTGGATGAATTACAAACCTTTTTCACCGGCGCGGTTTGAAACGTTAGTTAAGGAATTCCAAGAACAAGAAGCAAAAATCCTGTCGCATAAAGGTAATGAGTATTCGGATCAGGAGGACAGGCTGCAAAACTTCCATCTACAAGCAATTGTGCAGAATGTGGAGCCCGCTGTTATTGCATTAACCTACTTACTCAAACACATTTTGAGTATCGCCAAAGCGGTTGGCGACGGCAACCAACCTTGGGAGTGGACCACGAAAGAAGGCCACGAGGGACTAAAACAACGTTTTGCAGATGCACGAAACTATTTGTTGCTACTGGCGGCCTGTTTGGAGGAGACATATGAGAAGGAGGGAAAACATCTTGGCGAGCGAAGTAAACAGACCGTCTAATGAGGCCATAAGCGCGCACGAAACACCGATCGCCGCCATTGACTACCTGCTCTACAATTACCACTATCTCCGCCGTGAGGTTGAGGCTCTCCACCCATCATCTGGCGGCTTGGTACGGGTTCCGCGCAGGGATGCCAAGCCGGGTAATCCGGTTGAAACGGTCGCTATAAAACGCGCCGAGTTATCAATGGTTCTTGACGCCGTAGAATTTGCTTGGCGACACCTCACCCCGGATTTACGCAGGATCGCCAGGGCGAAATACCGGCGTGGGTGGACTAATCAAGAGGTAGCAAAACGCTATTATTTATCCCTTAGCACCGTGGCGAGAAGATTGACATCTATTCGTGCAGCCGTAGCAGCAAGTTTGGCAAGTGTACCTGATTCAATTTTGACGTCATTTTGGCGTGGAATTGACCTGCTTTCTGACGTTTGAGTGACGTGAGCGTGTTAAAATAGCCCTGGGAGAGTGTTTCCCAAAAACCGATTCGACATACAGAGATTAACGGGATACTGCGTATAATGAGGAGCCGTCCAGGGAGGGCGGCTTTTTGTTGTGGGTGATGCACATGGAAACAAATGTCGTAATACTTGGCGATTGCCTCGATGTTTTACGTGAATTACCAGACAACAGCATAGACAGCGTAGTGACTGACCCGCCGTATGGTCTATCAAAAGAGCCGGACATCGAGGAAGTGTTGACGAAATGGATGGCTGGCGAAGACTACACTCACCGTGGTGGCGGGTTCATGGGCAAGACGTGGGATAGCTTCGTACCAGGGCCGAGCGTGTGGCGCGAAGTGTATCGCGTTTTGAAGCCCGGCGGCCATGCGCTTGTATTCGCTGGGACACGGACGCAGGACTTAATGACCATTTCGCTCCGGTTGGCGGGGTTCGAGATTCGCGACGTGATTGAATGGTTGTATTTTAGCGGCTTCCCCAAGTCAATGGACGTGGGGAAGGCGTTCGACCGGAGACGGAAAGAGGATTTGCCCGCCATTTATGCCGTCACGAAATTCATCGCGGAGGCGCGGGATAGAGCGGGTAAAACAAACCGCGACATTGACGAGTTCATGGGTACGAACGGAATGGCCGGGCATTGGACGACTCAGGGAAGCCAGCCGCAAGTTCCGAAACTCGACCAATGGTATAAGTTAAAGGAATTTCTCGGAATGTCCGACGAAATGGATGCGGAAGTCTGGCGGCTGAACGGACGCAAAGGGAAGCCGGGGGATGCGTGGTTTGAGCGGGAGAAAATCGGGAAAGGAACGAGCGGAAAAACTTACGGAATGGGCGGTTTACGTGGAGAACAAACGGGTAAGGGGATTTACGACATAACCGCCCCTGCAACCGACCTAGCCAAAAAATGGAATGGCTGGGGCACGGCGCTTAAACCTGCCCATGAGCCGATTATTATGGCGAGAAAGCCGCTCGACGGGACCGTAGCGGACAACGTAGAGCGGTGGGGTACAGGTGGGCTGAATATTGATGGGTGTAGGATTGCTACGGACGATTCGCTTGATAGACCGCAAGGCAAAACGTCTTATATGGCGGATAATACGACATCGACTGGATATACGAGGAATTCGCGGTCATACGTTACGGGCGATTATGTGGGTAGTGAAAAAGGCCGCTTCCCTGCAAACTGCGTGACGACGGAGCCGGACGCATTTTTCAGCAAATATTTCAACGTCACGCCGCCAGAGCTATGCAAAAAGGCGTCAAAGCGGGACCGTAATAGTGATTGGCGCGGGGAGCCGATTGATTTGGAACCTAAAAACCATATGCGCGTAAATGCTCCGAGAAAATCCGAGGAGGAAAAATACGCCACAAAACACGCGAACAACCACCCCACCGTTAAACCGACCGACCTTATGGCATGGCTGGTGCGGCTGGTGACGCCACCTGGCGGTATAGTTCTTGATCCGTTCGCAGGCAGCGGATCTACGCTTGTGGCGGCAAAGCGTGAGGGGTTCCAATACATCGGCATTGAGCAAGAGGCGGAATACGTGGAAATAGCCAAGGCGCGAGTAGGATAAAAATTGGTCAGCAGCCGTCCAGGGAGGGCGGCTTTTGTGTTATAGGATGCCGGAAACGGAGGGTAGTACACACCATTAGCAAGGCAGGGGCGGGGCCTGGTGTGAAATATGTCTTTAAGAAAAGGTCCTAGGTAAGTGCTTTTTCGTGCAGGTGAGGGCATGGCACAAGAATGGGCAATAGATTTTTACAATAGCAAAGCGTGGGAAGATTGCAGACTTGCTTTCATGCGAAGCAAGTTTTTTATTTGCGAGCGGTGCGGTGGCGCTGCTACGATAGCACATCATAAAACTTACTTGACGCCAGCGAACATCAACAATCCTGACATTACTTTGAATTGGGAAAACCTCGAGGCACTGTGTCAGGACTGCCACAACAAAGAGCACCAAAGCAAGCATAGTGCGACGAGGGACGACGTGATGTTCGATGAGAAGGGGGACTTGATACCTGCCAGGGGTACCCCCCCCTATTTAAAAAGCTAGGGGCGCCAAAGGATACCGGGTGGCCTACCTACAAACAACGCACGGGGTTCGCACGTGACCCCCCTGCCATAAAATGGAGGTGATATATGTGGCTAGTA